CTATGTCGTTTCAGACCCAGGTAATCCTGAGAATGAAGGTAAGGTCTTCTTATACAAGTATGGTAAGAAAATCTTTGATAAGATCACAGAGGCGATGAACCCTGAGTTTCAAGATGAGAAAGAAGTAAACCCATTTGATTTCTGGGATGGTGCTAACTTCAAACTCAAGATTCGCAAAGTAGAGGGCTATCGTAATTACGACAAGTCTGAATTTGCAAGTCCATCAGCTTTGTTCGATGGAGATGACACTAAGTTGGAAGAACTCTATAAGAAAGAATATTCTCTACAAGAGTTTCTCAACAAGTCAAACTTCAAGTCTTATGATGTACTCAAGGCAAGACTTGATAAGGTTCTTGGTGCAACGCCAGAACCAAAAACACAGGTCGTAGAAAATAGTATTAGTGATGACGAGGCTTCGTCTTTTGATACTGAAACAGTTGAAGAAGATGACCTAGATCATTTCAAAGACCTAGTGAATAACTAACACCTCACGACCCCGCTTCGGCGGGGTTATTTTTTTGCTATCGGTATTTCTGATACTCTATTTGTTTGAAAAAGAAACTGGTACCAGTTAGCTATTTCTCTATTTGATGTGATAAGTTGAACTGTATTGTTTTTATCCACGACCACAAACTTGCGTTGTGGTGGTAATGTTGGATCTATCATGTTGTGGTAAATTGCATACATTGAGCTGATAAATCTTCTCTATCAGTTCTACTTACACTTTCATTCCTAACAAGCACTGTATTTGTTATTTGAGAGTTATCAATTACACTTGGCGTTTTTGGTTTACTCATAGCTCTCTTGCCCGCACCGATAGCAGCTGATGCGACTGATAAATCAGAACCACCAGATTGATCGCCAGCAGACTCTATTAAAGACACAATTGTTGGAGCTCGATTACCAACTTGACTATACCATTTACTATCTTCTAATCCACGAGCAGCTGCTTCAAAATTTCCATCTTTCAAAGCCTTAGAGGTGTTTGGCCATTTTGGCCACCACTTACCCATATTAAATGCTAAATCTATCATAGCACCTTTACCAGCATCATTTGCTTCATTATAACCTGGTGTTCTTTCTGCAATCTTTTTATGATGTGCATAGTCCATTTCAAACATTTCAGCAATCTCTGAATCTGAGTAAACTCTATCAGCATCTTTTGGTAATGTTTTGCCATTTCCAATTAAGTGTCCCACACCAACAGTCCACAATCCTAAACTATCTTTGTATGGTTGATTTCTTACACCCTCATGTCCTATAATCATTGCTTTAATATCTTCATCACCCGATACCTTTGATACATTTTTTGGACTTTCACTAGATTTACCTTCTGGTATAGGTTCTTTTTCAGCTGGTTCTTTCAAAACACCAGACTCTTTTTGTATTTCTCTTATTGCTTTTAATCTTCTTTGAAATGCCTCTTCAATTTTACGGTTGTTTTCTTCTGTGTCTTTTACACCACCAAAAAATCCAGTTTCTAATTCACCTTTTCGTTTAAGTTCTCTTGTAACTTGTTCTCTTATCTTTTCTTTTCGTTTTTCATCATCACGAACCTCTGGTGTTACACCTAAAAATTCTTCTAATGCGTCAGGTACGAGAGCACCAGGCACAGATAGAACAGCAGATCTTAATGTATCTTTGAAACCTTCAAAAGCCTCTGATATAAAGTCTGTAACTGGTTTAAAGAATTTGGCGATAGCTTCAATTTTTTCACCAACCCACCCACCAATACCACTAAACATCTTTGTGATGTTTTCAACAAGTTTATCTTTCAACTCTTTAAACTTTTTCATAGCGGTATCAGCTATGCCAGAAAACCATTTACCAAGGTCATCCACAAATTCCATAAATTTTTCTTTAATTGTCGGGTACATATTTTTTACAAAATCATCAAATGCTTTTTTGATATCATCCCAAAATAAAGTAACTAAACTACCTAGTGCTAAAACACCACCTAAAATTTTCATAATTGTACTACTTTTTGGCATTTTAAAACCTTTTTCATCACTTTCTTTCATTTCAACTTTTATTGGTTCAGGTGTGGTTTCTAAAGAAGCCTCTGATGTTGGTGTGCCACCTTTAAGTTCAACTAAACTTTTAACACTTTCTGAAATAGATGTCATATCTTTAGCCATTTCGGCTAAAAACTTAAAATTGTTTTGTATTTGAGAAGTTAAATTTTGAGTTTCTTTTACTGGTTCTACATTTTCAGCTTTTGTACCACCATAAATGGATGAAGCAATCGAATCAAATAATTCCATTTAAACTTGAACTCCACTCAAATTCAAAGTTTTGAAGAGGTCTTTGTTTATGACATCTGCAACTGCGTTGTCTTGACTTGATGATGAACTTCTTGAATTATTTGTTACTGAGTTATTGACAACATCTCCATAATCTGCAGCTGCCTCCATTCTTTGACCCTCTGATATATCACTTGATCTTTCATTGATGTCACCACCACTTGGACCTTTTGTACCACCTTTGTCATATATTGATGGAGAACTTTTTTGTGGTGTCATTGGTTTACTACCGTACTGATCTTGTAAAGATTTTGTATCAATGCCCATACTACCCATGGCACCACCAAGTAAACTATTCAGGCCACTAGATGCTTGATTTACATTCTCCATTCTTGAGGCTTCATCAGATGGTTTACCTCTGAAGTTTTGAATTGCAGGGTTATTTGCTAAATTACCAAGAGCACTCATTAAACCTGCTTGTTTGTCTTCACTACTTTTTATGCCTTGAATACCACTTTTTAAATCACCTGTAAGAGCGCCAGCATCAACACCCATACCTTTGCCCATACCACCAAACATAGCGCCAAAACCTTGTTTAGCCATATCACCCATATTTGTTGAACCAGTACCACTCTTAATATTTCCCATCATGGGCATAATATTATTTCCTAACATTTGACTTGCACCGGTGTTATCTAAGAAATTACCAACAGCAGCTTTACCATCTTGTTGTTGTGGTGATGTAGAGGTCTTGACCATGTTATCACGAATTTGATCAACATTATCGGTCTTTAAATTATCTGGTATTTCTGGTTCACTTGGCTTTAAATCTAAATCTGGTGTGCCAACATCATCACCAACGCTTATTTCTTTACCAAATAAACCAGCAAAGAAACTTTTAATCTTACCAAATATTTCTTTGATTGAGCTAGCTACAGGGTCATAAAACTTTGATAGATTATCATAAATGCTTCTGATCGTATCTTCACCAAAGAAACCAAATGTAAGAAACTCTAATACACCACCAAGACCAGCAAAGATAGCATCGGATATTTTTCCTGTTTCTCTATATCTTTCAAAACCATCTTTAATACCACTAAACAAAGAACCGATGATAGCAATTGGTAAAAATATCTTTTTAAAAACTTTGAGTATATTTTTAAAATTAAAAACTTCTTTAAATGCTTTTGAGATACCTGCACCAAACGTACCAACTAAACCTAAAAGTCCACCTTGCTTAGCTTCTGGAGGTTGATTAGTTTCAGGTTTACCACCAAGTAAAACAGCTTTTTGGCCTTCAGACTCCTTTTGTGCTTCTTCTAAATCCTCTTGTTTAAAAAAGTCAGCTGATGTTGGTTTATTTAATTCAACCAACTGTTTCATATTTTGTGCTATGACATTTACATCTTTTGCCATTTCAGGTATAACAGATGAATTTTCTGCAATAGACTTTAATATACTGCCAGCATCACCTAATTGTTCTGGCCCTTTTTCTTTTCTAGGTTTATATAAACCCATTTTTTGACCAGCTTTTGCGAAAAGACTATCACCAGAGAAAAGGCTTTTACTCATCGCACCTAGAACTTTATTTCTAGCTGCTACGCCAGCTCGTTCTCCTATTCCGCTTAATCCACCTGATAGATTTGGTAATATTGCCATTTATCTCTTTGCCCTTTGCATTTGTTGTTGCAGTTCAAGCCTCTCTTTTTCTTTTTTCAAGTAGTCTACTAAAAGAGCGATATAGATATTTCTTTCCCACGGTATCATATCCTCCAGTTCTGACAAACTATACTTGTGATGTTGCATTAAAGCAAAGTTTGTCTCATAGTAGTTTTTCAATGTATCATAACGAAAGATTAGACGAAAAAATTTTGCATACCCTTTACAGTAATTGTTTCTTCATGTTCACATTTAGAACATTTGAACTCTAAATCTTTTTTCACTTCAGGCATAGTATTAAAGAAATCTTTAAACTTTTCTAAATCTTTTTGTTGTAATGAATCTATAAAATCTTCCAACTCTTTTTTAGGGGTATCTTTTGCATAATACATCTGTTCATCATCATAAATGTAATCAATACAATCAATTAAAACTTTTAACATAGCTTCATTTTGATTCAACTTATCATACTTCTCAAACATTTCAAAAGTAGGATATTTTAACCTAACTCCTATTTTTTCATTGATTTGTATTTTATCAGTATGATTTTCGTGTATCGTTGGTTTAATATCCAAAATGTTTACATCAAAGTCAACGACATGATTACATTTTTTATCATTGCCTTCTTCATCTTTGATATTGTTATTACATTTATATTTTAAATTTACAATTTCTTCTACTGATCTAGCTCTGAGATTCATAAACAAATATTCTAAATCAAAAGATGGTAGACTATTAACATCTACATCATCTAGTAAACAATTTTTTAGAACATTTCTTATTGTTGTTATTAATTCTTTTGTATCATCAGATTCAGCTGACATCAAAAATAACTTTTGTTCTTTGACCAAAAAAGGTCTGTATCGAACTGGTTTGCCAGTCGATATGAGATTCAATTCATATGTTGGCGTATCTAACTTTGGTAACATCATAATTTTTCACCTTAAAAAATATTTCTAACTAAATTTGCAGCCTTACTTCCAAGTAAAGAAGATGCAGCTTGGCCTATATCATAACCACCTTCATAAATTGTTGTATATTTTTGATATGCAAAAGAAACAGCTAACCTATGAAAACCATCATCAGACCAACTTAACGGCTGAGGTGCAACACCAACCGGAAAAGCATCTTCTAAATTTACAACATAAATTTTTTTAATAAAATCATCATATTGTATAATTTTTATTTGAGTATAATATCTTGACCTTTCACCTTTTGGAAATCTCATATTATTTGTATCGGGTGGCATGATGGCTTCAGTCCATCTTTCAAACAATTTTCTTTCATAAAACTGGTTTGTGCAGATAAATGATAAATTTATATCATTATAAGATCTTTGATATGGTACTTTATAAATTGGCCCATAAATCTTTGCATCTGCTGTAAAGAATGTTTTACCTGGTAATTCAGCAGTTTCACATTGTAGTGCTAGGTACCTTGAAAGAGATGAATTGGAGGTTCTTGAATAGTCATTACTATCACCACCATCTCTACCTAAAGCATTGTTTATAACATCAGATATATCACCAAACACAGAGTTCGGAAAGTTCAGTATTTTCTCTATTATAGAATTACCAACGAACTGGTTGATGTATGGTGGTATTGGAAGTATAACCTCAAATCTGGCTGGTCTTGCAGGACCATCCTTTGCGGTCATATTCGATAAAAACAAATTAGGTGAAAAAGACATTAGTTCTCCTTGTTAATCAGGTATTTATGCCAATCCTAAATGTTTTTCTGTTACGAGTTTGAACTCCCAGCCTCTTTCTTGACAAAATATATCAGCTGCACGCCACTTTTCTTGATTTACTGCATATGTGGCAGCCTCTTGTAGAAACTTCTTTGTCCTTCTTTTCTGTTTTGGTGGTTTTGTTTGATGATCTGGTTTAACTTCTAATATAAATGTCTTGTCTTTTGTTTTAACAATAAAGTCTGGAAAGTAACGATGAGTTCTTTGGTCAACTGGTGAACGATACCATATTGGCAACTCTTCAGATGCCCACCACTCAACGGATTGATTCTCATCAAGATACTTCATCACACGAAGCTCCCACGATGATCGATATATGATATTAGTTGGGTCTCCGTTGTATTTTTTTGGGTTTTGTGGTGTAAATCGTCCTTTATATGTCATAAATAATATGTATTCAACATAAAGGACTATTATGGCACTATTTTCACTTGGAGATATAAAATTCAAAAAAGGGTTCACAAAATCAGGACCTCTCGCCCCACTTACTGGTTCACAGTATGAAAATACAAATTTCAGATTTCCAATTGATATAGGAAACGCTGATAAAGGTCATTACATGACTTTTTATATCAGAGAACAGGAAAAGACTTCTTTTGGTGGTGATGCAGCTGCAATGAACTTAGAGTCTGAAGCTGGAGGATTAAGTAGACTGAGTGGAGCTGCAAATCAAGTTAAAGCTATGTCAGCTGTTTCATCTGTTACAGATAAAATATCGTCAGTTGCAAATAAAGTAACTGGAAGTTTAGGTGTGGATTCTAATTTTTCTTCTGGTATAGGTTCTAAAATTACATCAGGTATCGGTAAAGTGGGTGATGCTTTAGGTGGTTTAGGTGATAGAATTAGTGAAGTTGGTGGTAATGTGCAAGCAGGCTTGAATAATGTATTTGGTAGTAAAAAACTACCACTTGGTGGTAG